GATAGGAGTCCGTCTCGTGGGCTCGGAGATGTGTATAAGAGACAGGTACAGGTAAAGAGATTTCAACCTTGAGAGCGCCCGTTCCAGCCTACGACGCTCAGAGAGCAAGATGTCCTTTTCTGAGGCGGTATCGCTGGAACCGCTCCTCTCGGCAACCTTGGACGCATACTTTACGCCCGGCAACTGAGAGCGATAGAGGTTGTACAGTTCCATCAGACCCGACTCCTTGATGCGGACAACGTCCTTGAACATATCGCCCCGAAGCAGCTTTTTCATAAGAGTTTCGGGTGAGGTTGTTTTCCCAAAGCTCTCCTTTGCCCTTATCAGGTTGGCGATGTAATTCAGCACGAAAGGCCCTATCTTGGTGTCAGTGATGTACTTGTTCGTGCATCCGTTGTTCTTGCGGTGGCTCATACAAGCATAGTTAGAGGGGCGGTAGCCGCCCTTGAGCGGTCTGCCATTGCTGGTGGCGCTCATAGTGCCTCCGCAGATTCCGCAGGTGAGCAGCCCTGCGAATACATGGATGTTCTTACGAACGTAGGTCTTGCCAGCGGACTGCCAGCCCCTTCGGTTCCGCTCCAGCAGCTCTATGACGCCCTTCCAACGGATAGGCTCAACGATAGCTGGGTGGTGATTCTCTACGACGACCCACTCCCCCTCGGGCTTGATGTCCTGTCGGCTGTTCCGTTTGGACATATCGTAGTAGTTGTAGCGGTATGCGCCGGTGTAAAAAGGACTCTTGAGGATGATGCCTACCGTCGTAGGAGTCCAGTCCTTCCCGCTCCTATGCTTGATACCGGACGCATTGAGAGACTTTGCTACTTGGAGTAGGGAGTGCGTCTCCTCGTACAGGTCATACATCCTGAGTACGACGGACGCTTCCTGCTCATTGACCGAAAAGGTTTCAGTAGATTTATCGTAGCTGTACCCAAAAGGGATTCTACCGCCGTTCCACTGCCCGTTACCGGCACGAGAAATCATCACGGCAGTAACACGCTCGGCGGTCATCTTCCGCTCCAGCTCGGCAAAAACGAGAATGATTTTCAGCATTGCCTCGCCCATCGCCGAAGAAGTGTCAAACTGTTCGTTCTTCGATACGAAGGTAACTCCGAGGCGTTTTAGCTCATCGTACATCGCCGCAAAGTCGAGAAGGTTCCGGCTGATACGGTCCAGCTTCCATACAAGCACATGGGAAAACTCCCCCTCCCGGACTCTCGACATCATCTGCTGGAAGTCAGGGCGGTCGGTATTCTTTGCCGAGAACCCGGCGTCCTCGAATATCTCATAGGAATTGGCGTTCAGAACGTACTTTGCGTAGGCCACCAACTCTTCCTTCTGGACAGGAAGGCTGTCTTTATCGACCTGATAGTGGGTGGACACACGGACATAGATTGCCACACGCACTTGGTCGAGCTTGTCAGTTATCTTCCCCATCTTCCTTCACCTCCTCGTCAGGAAAGCCGCCCTTGCTGTCAGCGAGGTCGGCTTTCTCAGGGCTGCGGTTTTTGAATTGTGTGAAGTCAATCACCAAAGCAGATTGCCGACGATTCATCCGGCGCTCACGTCTTGCTTTGGCTGCGATACGAATGTTTTTTCCTCAGGAGTGAGGTAGGAGTCCAGAACGCTCCACACGATGTTCTTGTGGTCATCGTCCGCCCTGCGATATGCGTCCGCCAGAATCACAATCTCCCTCTCAGGCTCCTTATACGGAGTAGGGCTGAGTGAGAGGTCCATGATATAGTCGATGGACACGTTGAGAGCTTGGGCGATTCGGGCCACAATCTCCAAGTTGGGCTTGTGTACGCCGGAGAGATACCGAGAGATGGTAGCCTCCGTCGCACCGGTCTTTTCGGCGAGCCACGCTTGGGTGACGCCACGGGATTCGATGATGTCTTTGAGTTTGGTCGAAAAATCTGCCATAGTAATTACCTCCTTCGTAATATTGTACACCATTCTTATAACGAACATCAAGAAAAGTTACTAAAATTATAATTACAGGCTTGAAATTGCGTACCGAGTATACTATAATAGAGTAAAGGACAAAGGAAAGGAGGTTCGAGGATGAACCTAACAGAGCTGCGGGTAGCCCGAATCCGCCGAGGGGTAAAGGCTCAGGAGCTTGCGGACGCCATTGACCGGACCGTTGACAGCTACATTAAACGGGAGAACGGCAATGTGAGGGTCACACTCAGCGATGCGCTTATCATCACGCAGGTGCTCAGTCTATCGCTTGAGGAGTTTATCGTTATTTTTTTTGACGGGGACTTACCGTTTTCAAAAGATGGCGATGAAAATTATAACATTAGTCAGGCTCCATTCCCCCTTAAAAAGGCCAGAGAACGTGCAGGGTACAGTGAGGAAGAAGTGGCGACCAAGCTGGGCATACCGGTCTCCGGTTATAAGGACCGAGAGAAGGGCCGAGTGCCGGTGACGCTGGTAGAATGCGCTCAACTCACAAAGCTGTTTGAACTATCGTTTGACGAGTTCAACGATATTTTTTTCCGCTCTGCCTTACCGTTTCGTAAGGAGGACTCTCTTCCTTACAACCATATCATACCGCAAAAGGTTGGTGAAATAAATGCCGAGGCAAGTCACAGTTGCAGGGTCTAATAGGTATTGTCAGGCACGTTTACGGGCCGCAAAGTACAACGAGGATTTTGCGTCCAGAGCTACGGCGGTAAACCACCTTCCTGGCGTTACAGAGGATAGCCTAAAAAAATACGAGCTGGATATTACCAGACCGCCCAACGATGTCATTGCGTTGATGGCGGACGCATATAACGAGCCGGAACTGCGCTCGTGGTACTGTGCGACTGAGTGTCCACTCGGCAAAGATTGCAGGTGCATTGAGGATGTACCTGCGGAAAGGACAGTGCTTCGGTTGCAGAACGTCAAAGGGACGATTGAGAATGTGACCGAAGCACTTTCTGATATTATGGACGACGGGATGATAGACAAGGCCGAGGCCGAGATGATTCCCGAACTCCGTAGAGAACTCCTTGAGGCAAAACGCAGAACCGAGGAGGCCCTTGCTTTACTTGAGAAGGCTGGCAGGAGCGGCAGCTTCGACTGACCGCTGAAGCCTGAAAGGAGGGCAGACGGTGACAGACTTTCGCCGAGAGGTACTGGTAAACACTTTGCGAGCCGACTACGGCATCACTACGGTCGAGGAGCTGCTGGAGGGCATCAGGACTATGGCGAAGGTCGATATATCCCAGTTCGTCCTCAGACCAAAAGAAAGGAATATACACCATGACGAGAAGAGAGATGAGGAGGCGAAGAGAAGCTGCCAAGCGCAAGAGAGCTGTTAGAGTTGCGCTTGCGGCACTGGCTGTTATGGGGCTGGTGGTTGCCATTGCAGCCTGCACGACGTTTGGAGAGGATGATGAGCCGGAAATGGAACTGCCGCAGCCGGTGGTAGAGTCTCAGACGCCGGTCGCTACACCGGAACAGACGCCCACTCCAGAGCCAAGCCCCAGCACTGAACCGGAGGACACAGAGCCGGAAGAGCCTACCGTCGAAGAGATGCTGGAAGATGGAACGCTCACAGATTCCATTGCGCTCTCCTACGACCTCCAGCTTGTTGCGAGGGATGCTGCCAGAACCTTTGGCGTCCCGTACAAGCTCCTGCTGGCGGTGATGTTCAGGGAAAGCAGTTACAACCCGGATGCAGAGAACGGTATCTGCTTCGGGCTGATGCAGATACACCAGATGAACTTCGAGTGGCTCGAAGAAGAGCTGGCGGACTACGGCGTAACAGACATCCGAAACAACCCGGAGGACAATATCAAGTCTGGGGCGTACCTGCTCGGCAGGTACATCGCAAAGTACGATAACTACCATCTGGCTCTTGTTTGTTACAACTGCGGCGAGGGTGGAGCGCAGAGCTTATGGGCCGAGGGCATCTACTCCACGCAATACAGCCGCAGCGTCCTTGAGACGATGGAAGAGCTGGACGGCGTAGTCCGAGAAAACGGCGAGGTCTGGTGAGATATTACCGAAAGGTAAATCTTGGAGAAATCTTACGGAATTTCAGCGGAACGCCTTGCCCTACTACCCTATGTTTACTATAATTATAATGTAGGCAGAGAAATTATAACAGTAGTAAATTTGGAGGTGTGCGATGCAGAACGTAACCAAGCTCGGGCCAATCGACCTTGAGAAAGCCCGAGCGATTGCCGAAGAGGTGTCCGAAAGGACGGGCTTCGTGTTCGAGGATGAGGAGTTTATCCGAACCGTCGAGTACACCAAGCGCAAATGCGAATTGAACGGCAAGGACGAGGATTACTTCTACTTGCTGTTCGAGAACGAGCTGGAGGACCTCATTCAGAGGTGCTACATAAACCTGCGAGGGTTTATCAATCAGATGAGGAAGGAGGAATTAAGATGTGCGAAATCTGCCACATGACACCCTGCCACCCGCAGTGCCCGAACGCACCTGAGCCGCCCGAAGTCTATCGCTGCAAAATCTGCGGCGACCCGATTGTGGTTGGGGAGACCTACTACGAGATGGACTGCGAGTTCTATCACGAGGAGTGCTTCGAGGACAATGCCGTAGACATCCTGATGGAAGAGTGCGGCGCAATGAAGAACGTAGCGGAGGAACCTGAAAGATGATGGAAGCGTTGGAACTCCCTGAGCTGACATTCGATGAGCGGAGGCACATCTACAAGCTGAACGGCGTGGCGCTCCCCAGCGTCACAACGGTGATGAAGCCCCTGTCCGGCGATGTCTATGGGAGCATTGATAAGGCGGTTTTGGACCGGGCAGCCAAGAGAGGTACGGCGGTGCATAACGCCATTGAGAACTTCGTGAAGTTCGGGATTGAGGACATTCCTCCCGAACACGAGGGGTACTTCAATGGCTTCCTCCGCTGGTATGAGGAACACAAGGTGGTTCCGTATGGAACCGAGATAAAGCTGTACCACAAAGGTCTGCTCTATGCGGGAACGGCGGATATGCTGGCGGAGGTGGACGGAGTTGATACGCTGATTGACTTCAAGACGTCCGCTTCGGTGCAGTCGATGCTCTGCGGGGTGCAGCTTGAGGCGTACAGCAGGGCCTACTGCTCCCACTTGGGTGCAGCGGAGTTCGGAGAGGCCATCGTACACCTCAAGAAGGATGGTACATACGAGATGATTCCGTTTGGGGATTCCGCCACAGAGTGCTGGAGAGTGTTCACGGCGCTGATGACGGTGAGAAATTACAAGCAGAAATTTGCGAAAGGAAGGTAAAGAGAATGAATACCGAGACCACAGTAGCTGTAATGGAAGCTCAGGACTTGGAGCTGGTCGAGCGTGAAGAAGCACTCAGTCAGGAGGTCACGGACATTGAGTTTCAGGCCGGTGCCATTACCATTGACACCGAAGATGATTACAAAGAGGCAGCTCAGTTCGGCAGGTTGCTGAAGCAGCGTACCTCCGAGGTGAAGGAGTTCTGGAAGCCCATTAAGGAGGCGGCACACAAGGCTCACGCTGAGATTTGTGCGAGGGAAAAAGCGATGCTCCAGCCGTTGTCCAATGCGGAGAAAATCCTCAAGCAGACGATGAGCAGTTACATTGCCGAGCAGGAGAGAATCCGCAGGGAGGCCGAGGAGGCCGCCAGACGTGCGGCTCAGGCCGAGGCGGATAGGAAGTTGCAGGAAGCCATTGCGCTGGAGGCTCAGGGGAAGTCGGACGCCGCAGATGCAGCGGTAGAAGAGGCCGAGATTATGGACCAGATGTCCAACGTGGTTTCCGTTGCCGCAGAGAAGCCCAAGGCGGAGGGCGTGAGCACCAAGAAGGATTGGGAGATTGAGAGCATTGATAGCAGCAAAGTCCCGGTGCTGGTTGCGGGAGTGGAGATTCGACCCGTTGACCGGTCTGCGGTGATGCGCCTTATCCGGGCCACCAAGGGTCAGGTGCATATTCCGGGCGTTGTTTACAAGGAAGTAGCCAAAGTTGCATTTCGCAAGTGAGTATAGGAGGTACTGACAATGAGTAACGCTTTGAGTAAGGCCGAAAAGAACGCCTTGTCCGTCAGCTATGACGTACTTGGTACCCATGTGGAGCTGGACCTCGACTTCGTAAAACGGTATCTGGTGAGAGGCCGTTCGGAGCTGACCACAGACCAAGAGTTGGTGTTCTTTATGAACACCTGCAAGATGCAGAACCTCAACCCGCTGGTGAGCGGCGAGGTTTACCTCATTAAGTACAGCAAGGATGAACCCGCACAGATGGTTGTGGGCAAGGACGCCTACCTCCGCAGGGCGTTCAACAATCCAGACTATCTCTTCAAAAATGATGGCATTACGGTCCAGAGAGGCAACGCTATCGTGCAGAAGGAAGGGTGCTGCCTCTATCCGGGCGAAGCCCTCATTGGTGGTTGGTGCAGGGTGACTTTCGTGAGGGGCGGTAAGGAGCGCACTGCGTTCAAGGAAGTGTCCCTCGCAGAGTACAACAAAGGTATGGCAAACTGGAAGTCCAAGCCCGCTACTATGATTAACAAGGTGGCGGTCAGCCAGTGCGTGAGAGATGCTTTCCCGAAGGATTACGAAGGCGTTTACTCCGAGGAGGAGATGATTGCTTCCGGCGCTATTCCTGCGGTAGAGGCCGAGTACACTGAGGTGAACGGAGAAACCGTTGTGATGCAGGAGGATGATGACCCGGTTATCACGAACGAGCAGCGGCAGGAGCTGTTCCGCACCGCAAAGAAGTACCTCGGGAACAGGGCCAATGAGGTAGTGAAGCACATTATCAATGAGATGGGCTTTACCAGTACCAGCGGACTCAAGGTTTCGGAGTACACGAAGGTGATGGCGGAGCTTCAGGAGTTCGTGGAGTCCGAGGAAGAACAGCAGGAAGAGGTCGAAGAGGAGTAAGGTTCTATATGCGGTAGGCGGTAGCTGGTGCGGCTGCCGCCATACCGATTGAAAGGCGGTGATTGCAGATGGCGTTGAGGGACCAGCCATATCTCCCGCTGTACGTCCTTGACTTTCTGGTAGATGAAAAGCTGGCGTATTGCAGCGCAGAGAGCACAGGGGTCTACATACGGCTCATGTGCATCCTTCATAAGATGCCTGAGTACGGAGTAGTTACGCTGAAGGAGAGAGAAAAAAAGAGCGATGACACTATACGCAATTTTGCCGACCAGCTCTCCTACCTGATGCCTTATACGGTTGAAGTTATTGATAGGTCGTTGAGGGAATTGATTTCCGAAGGGGTGTTGACGCTCGATAACGACCGGCTGTATCAGAAGAGGATGGTAAAAGACGGAGAAATAAGTATCAAACGCTCTGATGCAGGAAAGAGAGGTGCTGATAGCACTAATTCAAGATTTGCTGCGGCAAATCCTTCGGCAAACGATGCGGCAAATGGTTCGGCAAAAGGGTCGGCAAACACTCCGGCAAACTCTGAATATGAAAATGAATATGAAATTGAAAATGAAACTGATATTGAAAATGGAGATAGTAGAGTATCAGTTTCAGTTCCAAAGAAGAGTGTGCAGGAAGAACGATTCGATGAGTTCTGGAAGGCGTACCCTCGAAAGTCGAACAAAGGTGGCGCAAGGAAGGCGTGGAAGAAACTGTCTCCCGACAAGGAGCTGTTCGCAAAGATTATGGCGGCTCTGGAGGTTGCCAAGAAATGCGAACAGTGGACCAAAGAGAGAGGCCAGTTTATTCCGTACCCCGCAACGTGGTTGAACCAAGAGCGGTGGGACGATGACTACGGACCTGCGTCGCCGATAGCGAGTTTGGGTCAGGAGGACTTTGACCCTGAGAACCCTTATGCAGATTGGGGGCCGAAAGACGATGAGTGATTTCTTTGAAGAGGTTATGGACAGTATCGCCCGAAAGGGCTATGACTCACAGCCGAAGTACGATGAGGACTATGTGAACCCCGATGACGGGCTTCTCTACTGCGGGAAGTGCCATACTCCGAGAGAATGCGTCATTGAGGTTACCGCTTGGGATGGCAGCGGAGAGAAGCACCCGAAAAAGTTTCCTGTGATGTGCGAGTGCATGAAGCGTGAAAAGGAAGAGTACGAGCGTAGGCAGCAGCAGCTCAAGGACATGGAGATAGTCTATGCGCTCAGGAAGAAGAGCCTGATGGATGATAAGTTCGCAGACCAGACCTTCGAGAGCTTTCAGGCCACCAAGGAGAACGCCAGAGTCCTCCGGCTGTGCAAACGGTACGCTGATGGGTTCTCTGAGATGCTGGAGAAAAATCAGGGGCTTTTGTTCTATGGCGATGTAGGGACCGGCAAAACCTTTTCTGCGGCGTGTATCGCCAATGCGCTCTTGGAGAAGAAGGTTCCGGTGGTGATGACGTCGTTTGTGAAACTGCTGGAGAGTGTGCAAGGTTTCAAGGAGGACGAAAACAAACTGCTCCAGCAGCTCAATAAGGCCAAGCTGCTTATCGTTGATGACCTTGGAGCCGAACGCTCTACCGAGTTCGCACTGGAGAAGGTTTACAACATCGTTGACAGCCGGTATAGGGCAAGGCTCCCGATGATTCTCACGACGAACCTCGACCTTGCGGCGATGAAAAACGTGACGGACATCCGGTACTCCCGAATCTATGACAGAATTTTCGAGGTCTGCTACCCCGTGAAATTCTCCGGGCCGTCGTTCCGGAAGGCCGAAGCCAATAAGCGGTTCAGAGAGATGAAGGCGTTTCTGGAGGGGTAAGTATGGAGAAGCTGAAAATCATGCTGGAGGATGACCGTCTTGCGGTAGCGGCGATTTTGGTCAAGAACGGTTACATAGTCCGCCAATCAAAAGAGAGAGTCGAGGGGAAGAGGAGTTACGCCTACTACCTCGAATACGAAGTCCCGGAAAGAGAGGAGGAACAGGGATGAAAGCGATGACACAAAGACAGCAGGTGCTCAGGCACCTTCAGGAGAACGGCAGCATTACGTCGTGGGAGGCGATTATGAAATTCCATGCCACGAGGCTGTCGGGCATTATCTATTCTCTGCGTAAGGTAGGCTACCCTATCGTCTCCACGATGGAGAGCAGCAACGGGAAGCACTACACGAGGTACTCCCTGCGTCAGGAAGAGGGCGTGAGAGCAGATGAAGGTTGAGTTTACCGTACCCGGAGAGCCGAAAGGCAAAGGCCGACCGCAGTTCAGCACATACGGAGGGCGGGTCACCGCCCGGACGCCGAAGGACACGGTGATTTACGAGAACCTCGTCCGAATGGAGTACCAGAGGCAGTGCGGAATGGCCCGGTTCGCAGAAAATGCGATGCTGAAGGTTGAGGTGGACGCCTACTACGGCATCCCGAAGTCCGCCAGTCAGAAAAAGCGCCGCCAGATGCTCGGAGGTGACATCCGCCCTACCAAGAAGCCGGACTCGGACAACGTACTCAAGGCGATATGCGACAGCCTTAACGGAATCGCTTATCGGGACGACGCACAAGTGGTCGATTGCATTGTCAGAAAGCTGTACAGCGATGCCCCTCGTGTGGAAGTTACTATCTCATCTGTTCCAGCGTCGCAGGAGACGCCGTAGGAGTACGCAGGACGGCGTTTTGGAATAAAGGAGTATAAAGTTACCCTTTGAGGCGTTCCGACCAATCCCACCACTCATACGTCGATTATAAGCAGGGAGGAAAAGCAATGAACAGCGTAAACATTTCAGGAAGGTTGACGAAAGACCCTGAACTCAAAACCACACAGTCCAACCTCTCAGTCTGCTCCTTCGGAGTAGCGGTAGACAGACCGGGCGTCAAAGACAGGTCCGACTTCATAGACTGCGTGGCTTGGAGGAACACAGCGGAGTTCGTCAGCAAGTATTTCCGCAAAGGAGACCCGATTGAGGTCACGGGTACTCTCACAACCCGAAACTGGGAGGACCAAAACGGGAACCGCCGCAAGTCGGTCGAGGTTTCTTGCGACCATGTAGGGTTCCCGAAGCAGAAACCGAAACAGGAAGGCGAAAACGTGCCGCAGGAATACGGTCAGCCGGAGTACGCTCAGGACTTTGAAGAGCTGCCGGACGATGATTTCCCGCCGTTTTGATATAGCATAGGAGGTATACGAAAATGAGAGAGTTTGTTGTTCCGATTATTGTTCACGATGGAGAGCTGCCGGTCCCCGAACATAAGTCCTGGGGCGATTGGATTGACCTCCGGTCCGCAGAAGATGTGGAGATGAAGCAGGGAGAGTATCGCATTATCTCCCTCGGAGTGAGTATGCGGCTTCCCTACGGGTTCAAGGCTCACGTCGTGCCGAGAAGCTCTACCTACAAAAACTTCGGTATCATCCTCGCAAACAGCTTCGGGGTCATTGATAACAGCTACCACGGTGACAACGATGTCTGGGGCTTCCCCGCCATCGCAATGCGTGATACGGTTATCCATAAGGGCGACCGCATTGCCCAGTTCAGAATCGTTCAGCGACAGCCGAGACTCGTGTTCGTGAAGGTTGAATCTCTCGGCGGAGAGGACAGGGGCGGATTCGGCAGTACGGGGGTCAAGTAATGAAAACGGCGATGGATGTTGTGAAGGGCAAAATCGTTGACATCGACGAGAACGGCGTAGTGACCATCAAATGCCTGTACACGGACTGGTTCACCCTTGTCAAAAGGGAGTACAAAGAGTGCAACATCCAGATGATTGACAGTAGGCCGCTGTCAGATAAGCAGCGCAGAGCTTGCTACGCCCTCATTGGAGAAATCGCAGACTACGTTGGTGAAGGGAAAGACCGCACCAAGGAGTACATGAAGCTCAAATTCCTCGCAGATGACTTCGGGGAAACAGCGGATAAAATCTTCTCGCTGTCAAATGCTCCGATGTCCCTCGTCTGCGCTTTCCAGAAGTATTTGGTGTCCTTCATTCTCCAGTGGGACATACCGTGTCACTTCCCGCTGCTAAAATTCGTGGATGACATCCCGGACTACGTTTACAGTTGCCTTATCAACCGGAAGTGCTGCGTATGCGGCTCCAGAGCGGAGCTGCATCACGTTGATAGAGTCGGGATGGGACGGAACAGGGACGAAATCATTCACGAGGGCATGGAGGCAATGCCCCTGTGCCGTACACACCATACCGAGTGCCACACGATGGGCCAGAAAGAGTTTGACGAGAAGTACCACCTTGAGGGCGGCGTACCTCTGGATAGGACTCTCTGCAAAATCTATGGCCTCAAGAAAAAACAGCCCGAAACGGAGGAAGAAATCAATGAGCGAAATTGTTAGAGTGCCGAAGGAGCTGAGTGGGGTCAGCGACAGCGTACAGCTTGACGCCAACTGCACCTTCACGAGGTTACTCAAAGATAAGATGGCGATGCAGGTTCTTGACTGCCGGATGCTCGCAAGCTGGGAAACGGGTATCTTCTCTGTCTCCTTTACGCTGGATGGTCAGAGGCAGGTGGTAGGCGTCAGGCTGGATGAACTCCTTGAGCTGCTGTCTGCCGCCAATGCCGCACGAGCAGAGAAGGACGGGGGCGAAGAGAATGGGCCGGAGGAAGTCCGATAAGAAATCAGTTCAGCCGAGAAGAGGTGACATCTTCTACGCCGACCTGCGGAATGAAGGCAACGGTGGCAAGAGGGGATGCAGACCGGTTGTTATCATACAGAACGATAAAGGGAATGTGAATGGGAGCAGCGTCATCGTGGCTATCGTGACGAGCGCCAAAAAGAGGGCGCTCCCCACTCACGTTTTTCTTGGAAGGCAGCATGGGCTGAAAAAGGCCAGCACCGCTACGCTTGAGGACATCCTTACGATAGACAAGCACTGTCTGCACGAATATCTTGGGACGGTGGTCAATACGGAGGCGGAAAAGTACCTCAACAAAGCAATACGCATCAGTTTGGGCCTCGAACGTGTTTAGCTTCGGCTTTGGCTCCGAGGCCGTTTATAAATCTGGCGTCCAGATGGAGCCAAAACGGAGGGATAGAATCATGGGTAAAAAGAACAGCGCCGGAATGGAACTGACTGATGGTCAGCTCGCCAAAATAGCAGAAGCGGCCTCTCGTGTGGCAATCGAGGAGTACCACAGAGAGGCCGAAAAGACAAGGCAGGAGAACAAGGACAAGCGCCTTTACAACACCCGCCTTCTCATGGAGAAGTATCGGGGCATGGTGAAGTACAGCGAGGACGCTGTATACGATGCCACTCAGTTGCCGGATGACTTTGGCCTCCAGACCCTACTCGAAATGATGGGCTGCGGGAGTGACAGCTACTCACTCTCGGTGGAGTCCATTCAGGAGAGGGTCGGGAAAGCCCGTGTCATCTTGGACCATGTAACAAAGATGCTGGACTACTACCGTTTCCGCTGCGAATCATCAGGAAAGCAGGAAATCATGCGAAAATGGGAGACAATCCGCTATCTTTATCTCGACGAGAACGAAAAGACGGTTCAGGACCTTGCCAAGATGTACTATGTGGATGAGAGGACCATTTACAGGTACAATCGTGCTGCACTTCAAGACCTCAGCGCCTTATTCTTCGGGTGGGTCGATTAGTTTCGGGCAGAACTCGGAGACAGGGCAATGCTCGCAGTCGGGAGAGGAAGCATGGCAAAACCCCCTCCCGATTCTCCAACAGGCTGCGTCGGTGATTCCGGGGAACTCGGGGCAAAGCTCTCTTGCCTTATAGATGACGGCATCTCTCGTTGCATCAGGCTCTGTAAGTCCGGTCCTTCGGAAAACACGGAAAACGTGGACGTCAGGGGAGATGTCAATGGAGTAGTAGTCCGAAAACGGGACTTTGAACTGTCGAGCGAGGATGTTCGCCGCCATTGTGGCGATTTTCACCCCTACCCCATCGAATTGAAGGAAACGATAAACGACGGCGGCGCTGCTCGGATTGTTAGACCATATCCGTGAAGCATCGCCGCCGTACTTCGTTTTGATTCGCCAGACCGCCTTGTAGAATATCTCTGCCATTGCGTCATTGAACCTATGGAGCGAGTTTTCTCGGAATATTCGCTGATACTCCTCCAGAGAGATGCTCGAAAGCTCGTCGATGGTGAACTCTCTGTACAGATTCCTGATAACACACGGGATTCTCCACGCCCTATCAGAAGAAACCTGCCTGTCCATGCAGCAAGCCAGCACAAAGGCGTGAGGATAGGCTTCGAGGTCGTTCAGGAGTGCGTTTTCCGCAGGATTTTCGAGGAAGTACACCTCCTTTCCATCAAACGAGTCGTTGACTTTGCGGCTGTATTCAACCAGCCAATGTTCTTTTCCCATAGTGAAGCTCCTTTCGTGTTGGGATAACTCAATTATACAGTAAAGGAGCCAGCGATAGCCGAAACTTGAGGTAGTTATAAGGGAACAGTTCGTGTCAAAAAGCTGTCATTGACCTGTCAATCCGTCCGTGGTACAATAGTAGCGTAAACTTTTGTACTGTGCGGAACCTATGTGCGTTCCGCATATTTTTTTGACGTTATATTACCGAATCGTAAGAATTATGGAGGAGTTGGAAGAATGGAAATCATCACAAAGTCGGTGGATGACCTCATCCAGTACGAGAACAACCCTCGCCTGAACGATAAAGCCGTGACTCCTGTTGCGAACAGCATCAAGGAGTTTGGTTTTAAGGTTCCCATTCTCATCGACAAAAACAATGTCATCATTGCGGGACACACCCGCCTCAAAGCCGCAATTCAGCTCGGCATGAGAGAAGTACCCTGCATCCTTTGCGATGACCTGACCCCGGAGCAGGTGAAGGCGTTCCGGCTGGTTGACAACAAGGTTGCAGAGTTCGCGGATTGGGACCTTGGCAAGCTGAACATCGAGCTGGGCGAGATTGATATGGATATGGAGGAGTTCGGGTTCTTCGAGCTGCCGGAAATCAATATCGACGAGTACCTGAAAGACAAGCAGGATAAGCCTGTTGAAGAGCCTGAGCCTGAGCGAATCCAATGCCCGCATTGCGGAGAATGGTTTGACCTGCCATGAGACTGTATCTCGCAGGAATAGAAGGCAAGACCGAGATGTTCGATGAGGCGAAGCCTCCGTACATCCTGTTTTCTTTCGCCTCAGCTCAGGGAGGCAGCAAGAAATCAGAAAAAATCATGACCAGCGTCAGAAAGCCCTACTGCAAAGACTATCTCCTTGACAGCGGGGCTTTTACCTTTTTCACGAAAGGCCACTCTAAGACGATGGCAGAGTGGGACCGCTATGTGGACTCCTATATTGATTTCATCAATACTTGGGACGTACACCACTTCTTCGAGCTGGATATTGACAGAATCGTCGGGCTTGAGAAGGTGGAGGAGTTCCGCAGGAGGATTGAGTCAAAAACGGGCAAGCAGAGCATCCCTGTCTGGCATAGCAATCGAGGCTGGCAGTATTTCGTGAATATGTGTAAGGAGTACAGCTATGTCTCCATTGGCGGTATCGCAAAGAACCCGAATGGCAAGGCAATAGAGAAAATCTTCCCTTGGTTCATTCGGGAGGCCCACAGGACTGGAACGCAGATTCATGGGCTGGGGTACACCGATACCAAAAAGCTGAAGCAGTACCCGTTTGATTCGGTTGACTCTACATCTTGGAGCAGCGGAGGAAGGTACGGAGTGACATTTGAGCTGAAAGGCAATTCGATGTGCGGGAAGAAAAACATCTACCCGGATAAAAAGATTGACGGTCAGCTCGTCAACCTCCACAACCTCAAGGTGTGGTCTCAATATGCAAAATCACTCGACCACTGAAAGGAGTACGAAAACCTATGAAAACCTACTCGAATGACAACGGCATCACACGCATGAGGTTCCTCGACGTGCCTGTTACTGTGTTCTGCCCCCTTGGGCCGAACTATTACAGGGCGTCGGTGAGCTGCGAGATTGAGCTGAACGACACCATCGCAGATTTCCTTGACCTTGAAGCGTACTTCAAGCAGGAGCTGAACGGCAAGCACCTCACCAGTGAGCAGCTCTGCGATGAGGTGTTCCAGACTCTCACCAGCGTGTATGAGCCGGAGCACCTGAAAGTCGTTGTACGCAGCGACAGCCACTTCCCGATTGAAACCATCAAGGAATCCTGATGAGCTTCAAGTGATAAAAACCTCGAAAGGAGAAAACCTCACTTATGAAGAAACATTCCGCAGTAGTCCTCCTGAGCGGAGGGCTGGACAGCACCACCTGCCTCGCTATGGCGATTGATGAGCTTGGCACTAACAACGTGACCGCTCTCAATATGCTGTACGGGCAGAAGCACGACCGGGAGATTCAGAGCGCAGTAGCGGTGGCCCAGTATTACGGGGTACCCTACTATGAGATGGACCTCAGCGCAGTCATGGAGTATAGCGATTGCCCCCTGCTGAAGCACAGCAACAAGGAAATCAAGCACATGAGCTACGGGGACCAGCTCAAGGAGATGGGAGGCAGCGGTACGGTTGACACTTATGTGCCTTTCCGTAACGGTCTGTTCCTTTCGGCTGCTGCGTCGTTCGCTTTGAGCATTGGGGCGGACGAGGTGTACTACGGCGCTCATGCAGATGACGCTGCCGGTAGCGCCTACCCGGATTGCTCCCTCAGCTTTGCCGCTGCAATGAACAACGCCATGCAGGAAGGCTCCGGCGGCAAGGTTCGGCTTGTGGCTCCGTTCATTGATATGACCAAAGCCGAAGTGGTGAGAATTGGGCTGTCCTTGAACGCCCCCTATCAGCTCACTTGGTCCTGCTATGAGGGTGGAGAGGAACCTTGTGGGAAGTGCGGAACCTGCATCGACCGGGCAAAGGCGTTCGCAGCGAACGGAGTGGAGGACCCGGCGCTCCCTCGTAAGGCTAAGAAGGTAAAGGTGAACAGGTTCGTCCTGCATCCTAACGGGGCTGTAAGCTATGAAAAGCTCCCCCACCACCAGAAGCTGAGTGACATTCACTTCGAGTTCGACCTCCAGCTCTACTGCCCGCAGGGAAACGAACACTACACCGCTCAGATGAGTGTGGACCTCGTACCCGGAGATTACCTCCCGGATTACATCGAACTGGACAGAGCGTTCCGGCAGGGCTGCGGTAAGCCCCTCATCATTGAGGACGCCGTAGAGTGGGTGTTCAACCTCATTCAGGAAAGATACTCCCCCTCCAAGCTGAGGGTTGAGGCGGACGTAAAAAATGCGGTCCACTTCGATGTCAGAGCGGCAAAGGAAAGCGAGGGGTATTGGGAATGAGACAGAAAACAACCCTCCGCAGTGAAAGATACAGCTTCCTGCAAGTGCTGCTCACGGTCATCTCGGTGTGCTGCCTTCTCATCAGCAATGTAATCACCTCAAAGCAGATGCAGTTCCCGTTTGGTATTACCATGACGGGAGCCATCTACATCTTCCCGGTGACATATATCCTGAGCGACGTGTTCTCTGAGGTATACGGGTACAGATGGAGCCGAATCACCTGCTATCTGGGCTTCGCAATGAACGTCGTTATGGTGTTGGCCTTCGAGCTTGCAATCGCAAGTCCTGCTCCGTCGTACTGGGGGAATCAGGAGGCGTTCGCTACGGTGCTCGGTAACGCTCCGAGAGTGCTGATTGCCTCTCTGTCAGCGTTCGTCATTGGAGACCTCGTAAACGACCGTGTGTTCCGAAAAATGAAGAGCAAGCACCCCGACGACCACAAGAAGTTCGGTGTACGGGCGGTGGCTTCCAGCTTCTTCGGAGAGCTGGCGGATAGCCTCGTGTTCATTCCGATTGCCTTCCTTGGTCAGATGCCCATTGAATCGCTGGTGCAGATGCTTGTGGCGCAGGTGGTTCTCAAAACAGCTTATGAGGTCATCATTCTCCCCATTACTACCATAGTTGTCAACAAGGTTGATAAGTACGAGCAAGGAGCATGATGTATGGAATGGCTGGGTATTGCTGGAACACTTTTCATCATTCTCGCCTTCACAATGAACGGAGAGCGTAAAATCAGGGTTCTCGACTTGATTGGCGCTCTCTTGTTTGTTATCTACGGGGTCACGATACACTCGTTCAGCACAGTGCTGTTGAACGTCGTGCTTGTAGTGGTTCAAGCATATAAACTTCTTCGTAGGAGGTCTGAATGAGATAACGCAGTGTAGCCTCCGAGTCTTGCTCAAGAAAGGGGAGGCGATATGGGTAGCAAGAAAACCACGCAGGAACCTTGCCTTTGGGAGCGGCAACCGAAGGAGACGGAACAAGCGTGGGCTGCCTTCCTCGCCTATCGAGATATGGAGCCACCACGCACCGTTACAGCCGTTGCCGCAAACTTGTCGAAAAGTAGGCAGTTAATTACAACTTGGAAGTCCCGATGGTTTTGGGATGAAAGAGTTCACGCCTACGATAACGAGGTTCAAAAACGGGCGCTTGACCATGCCGTCAAAGAGAGGCGGAAGATGTATGAGCGCCACACCAATATAGCCATGCGCTTACAAAAGGCGGCGCTGGATGCACTCGAAAAGCTGGACGCCGAAAACCTGTCCTTCAAAGACATCCGAGAGGCCGTGAAGCTCGGAGCCGAGCTGGAGCGCAGGTCGAGGGCCGGTAGCATCGGCGAATACCGAGTTGATGTAGAGACCGAAGAGAACGGCGATGACGTCGTAGTTTATGTGCCGGACAACGGAATGGGAGAGGATAGCGATGAGTAAACGAGTAATCGCTCCCCAAAAAGGGGCGCAGGAACGATTCCTGGCCTCTCATGCCCAAATCTGTATCTACGGAGGAGCTGCTGGAGGTGGAAAGACCTGCGGTATGCTCATCGACGCCTTGCGGTGGAAAGACCGTGAGGGCTACGGCGCTGTGTTCTTCCGAAAGAACCACAACCAGATATTCTCGCAAGGAGGACTTTGGGATGAAGGCATGAAGCTGTACAGCGGCATTGCGAGGGCGTACCCGCAGCTTGGAAGGAGCCGATGGGTGTTCCGAGGTCGTGACGGACACGAGGTGTCCAAAATCAGCTTCGCCCATATCGAGAGAGAGCAGGATGTCCACAAATGGCAAGGCTCTCAGATATGCGGTCTGTACTTTGACGAGCTGACCCACTTTTCGGAAAAGACGTTCTTCTATATGCTATCCCGAAACCGCTCGGTCTGCGGCGTAACACCGTATGTGAGAGCGTCCTGCAACCCTGACGCCGATAGTTGGGTGGCGAAGTTCATCTCTTGGTGGATTGACCCTGAGTCCGGCTACCCCATCAAGGAACGGTCCGGCGTCATCCGGTGGATGCTGCGGAGAGAGGACCAGCTCTTTTGGGCAGATACGAAAGAAGAGCTGATTGAACAGTTCCGGCTTGAATCCCCGGAAGAGCTGAATGAGCCGAAGTCCGTCACGTTCATCTCCAGCACCATCTATGACAACCAGATTCTCCTCAAAACTAACCCTTCATACCTTGCCAACCTGAAGGCGCTTCCGCTTGTTGAACGGGAGCGCCTTTTGCAAGGCAACTGGAAAATCAAGCCCGCTGCCGGACTCTACTTCAAACGGGTGCAGCTACACAGCATCCTTGATGCTCCCCCATTAGATGTAGTCTCGTGGGCGAGGGCGTGGGACCTTGCGGCTACCTCGGAAGATGAGGGCGGCGAACCTGCTTATACGGCGGGAGTCCTTATGGGCAAAAGGAGAGATGGAACATACGTTGTGGCTGATGTGGTAAACGTCCGCATGGAGGCCAATGACGTGCGGCAGCTCATCAAACTCACCGCCGAAAAGGACCGGGCAATGTTCGGTCCGGTACATATTCGGCTGCCACAAGACCCCGGACAGGCCGGAAAGGCTCAGGCGAAGAGCTTCGTAAAGTTCTTATCGGGCTTTGCTGTAAAGGCAATCCCTGAAACAGGCTCGAAAGAGGCCAGAGCCGAGCCGGTTGCCGCACAATGGCAAGCCGGTAACTTCGATTTAGTGTACGGGGCATGGAATGAAATGTATCTCGACCAGCTTGAGAGTTTCCCCATGAGCCGGTTCAAAGATATGGTGGACGCCACGTCCGCCGCCTACAACGAACTTGAGAGCACGTTTGATATTGGAAACCTGCTCTAACACCATAAGGAGGAAAAGTCGTGCTGATTATCTTTACAGTAAAAGACCAGAAGGTCACTCACGACCTCGGCAAGCGAACGCTCGTGGCTGGCAGCAGCGATGCTGACCTAAGCGGCTACGCATCGAAAGAGTATGTCGCCAAGGCGGACAGTCAGCTCATTACCGAGCTGTTCAACACGCTGACAGTGACCGCTGAGAAGTATGTCGGCACTGGAAACCTGAATACGTTTTGGGGACTCCTGAAGCCGTCCATTGCTTCGCTCAACTCTTCCGTGTCCGACGTTTCGTCCCGGATTGACCTGCTGGAGCTGTTTGTGACGAACGGCGAGATTGAGGGCAATCCGTTCTCTGTCACCTTTGAAAACCTAACAGGAGTCTCTGTTACCGGCGTGTGGAATCAGGCCAGCAGCAGAATTGAATTCTAACGGAAGGAGTGATACCCGATGGCTGTACGGAGGCCAAAGCGAGAGCTTGAGAAGGAAAGAGATGTCGCCAGAGGGCGTCAGGTCCTCCGAGAAACCCAAGGCAAAGCCGTTAGACCGTATCGTGGAGATGGCTACACCAATGTGCTGAACAAATACGGCACCACTCAGGATAACTCTGAGGCATATCGCTACGAGAGAGAGCCTATCATTCCCGATATGAAGCTCACCAGCCTGTATGAAGGGAACGGCCTGTTTTCCAAAATTATAGACACCCCTGCCGAGGAAGCCTTGAAACACGGATTCAATCTCAACCTGAACAGCGATGAGCTGGACAACTTCGTTGAGGAGTGTTTGGACGAGCTGGAATGGGAAGAGAAGGCCGCAACGGCTATCAAGTGGGCGCGACTTTACGGCGGGTCCATTATCGTTATGCTCATTGACGACGGCAGAGGTTTGGAGGAGCCTGTTGACTGGCAGAACATCAAAAGCATCGACGAGCTGAGAGTGTTTGAACGGGCGGTGGTCCAGCCGGACTACGCCAGTCTGTATATGCAGGACTACGGCGGCAAGGGCAACGTAAACCGGACTTCAAAATTCGGTGAACCGGAGTTCTACTACGTCACCAGTATGTACGGTTCGTTCATGGTTCACGAGAGCCGGTGCCTTGTGTTCAGGAATGGTGTCCTGCCAGAGCAGGTGTCCAATACCACCTATCAGATGTGGGGTATGCCTGAGTACATCCGAATCAAACGTGCTCTGAGGGAAACCGTTACGGCGCACACCGATGCCACCAAACTGCTGGAGCGTTCGGTTCAGGCCATCTACTCCATGAAGAACCTTGCGTCCCTGCTCGCCACCGATGACGGCGAGGACCAAGTAGTCCGTAGACTGGAAGTCATCGACATGGCCCGTGGGCTTTTGAATAGCATTGCGATTGACGCTGACGGCGAGAACTACGATTTCAAGAGTATTTCGTTCAGCGGCGTCAAGGACGTCATTGACTCCACCTGCAATATGCTCTCGGCCCTGACCAACATCCCGCAAACCCTTCTTTTCGGTCGCTCCCCTGCCGGTGAAAACGCCACAGGAGCCAGTGACCTTGAGAACTACTACAACTTCGTCGAGCGAATCCAAAAGCTCATGCTCAAGAGGAACCTCCGGTATCTGCTGGATGTGGTTTTCAGAGCCGGGGTCGCCTCGGGTGAAATTGACGAAGAGCCGGATTACAAGCTGGTGTTCAATCCCCTATGGAGCCTCAGCGATGCGGAACAGGCAACGGTTGAGCAGACGAAAGCCTCTGCATCTCTCACAAAGGCGCAGACAGCTCAAATCTACGTTGATATGCAAGCTCTTGACCCGTCCGAGGTTCGCCGCAAGCTGGCGTCCGATGACGAGTTCACCGTTGAGGAAATCATTGACGAGGAAGATGAGGACCTGTACTCAGCGATGGTTGAGGCCCAGAACGGGCAGGTTGAATCTGAGGTTGAAGCTGCTGAGGCAAACGCCGAGCAGCAGGAGCTGCCTGGTGGTTCCGAGCAATCCGCCCCCAATGAAGCTCCCGCAGCCACAGAGGTTGCCGCTGATGAGGATGAAAAAAGCGACGCCGCCATACCTACGGCCGTCGGAGTGCTTGTACTGCGAGACGGCAAGGTGCTCACCGGCGTCAGGAAGTCCGAATTCTACCCGTTCACCATTGGAGGCCCCGGAGGGCATATCGAGAAGGGCGAGACGCCGGAACAGGCGGCGGTCCGTGAGACACAGGAGGAGTTCGGCATCACCCCGACGGAGCTGATTCCGCTGACGGTGCGTACCGGACTCGCTGAAGAGTTCGGAGTCCCCGAATACTTCCTCTGCACACAGTACGATGGAGAAATCGACTGCGCTGACCACTCCGAGGTCGTTGCGCCCCAGATGTCCGACTTGTGTGAGGTTCTGAAAGCTGTAAGCGACGAGCGCGAATCGCTCTTCGCTCCGTTTGCGGACAGCATCCGTGTCCTCAATGACATCCTGTCCCAAGAGCAGGAATCCATTCAGGATTCCAAGGAAGATTCTGATACCGCCTTGCCCTTTTCGGAGGACAATACTATAATAGAATCAAGCGGAGACGGAGGCCCCGGCTCGGGCCGTTACCCGAAGGGCAGCGGCGCAGAGAAGCCCTCGACAAAGGTGTCTGCGACGGGAGCGAACGACCCCTGCAAGGGCTTTGGTTCTAAGGCAAAGCTGAAAACCCACGTTAAAAAACATGGGGCTGAGGTAGGAGCCAAGAGCGATGCCGAGTACGAGAAAAAGGCTGTGAACTTCCTCAAGCAACCTTGTGGAGGGGACATTGATGGGTACTCCACAGCGGACGGCAAGGTTGTTCGGTTTAACCGGAAAACCACAGAGTATGCCGCTGGCTACCCCGGAGGTTCTGTCACCACATATATGCTCGCAAAGTTCAACAAGAAAACCGGTCAGCCCAACGTGGAGCTGGCAAACACGTATTTCGATAACTGCAAGAAGGAAGGTAGGTAAGGCGTGAACGAACTGTTTTGCCCAAGGTGCGGTAGCAACCAGATTGGTGAGAACCATATCTGCGAGACCTGCGGGTTCGAGCTTCACCCGCACCCCTGCCCCGTGTGCGGAGAATATCTCTTCCCTGAGACCGGCAGCTTTGATATTTGCGAAGTGTGCGGCTGGGAGGATGACGCCGTTCAGGAGGACAATCCTGACGAAGAGGACTGCGCCAACCACATGAGCCTGAACCAAGCCAAAGCTGCCTATGCCAGAGGCGAAGAGATTGAATAACGCCTCATCATAGGCGGCTCCCATATGCCCTCTGGAGGCCCTTCAGGGCGTGTTTCTTTTGGGAGTAGAAATTATACTCCCAACGACGTAGGTACGAATCCCACCACTCTCTCGTCGATAATACAACCGAATAAACAGTAGAGGACGACGGTATTTTACCGCCGTCCTTTTTTACTGCCCGAAAGGAGGCGATGCTCGTGAATGATATAGCCCATCAGCGTATGGTGCAGGAAGCTGTAAAGAAAAAGTTTGGCAGCCACAAGGTTCTTCTGAGCAAACGCCCCTCCCGCTACCCCGAACAGGCAGAACGTGAGTTTCAACGTGTCACCAATGCCTATATGCAGTTGCTCAACAAAAGGCTCAAGGAGTACCTCCCTCAGATAAGCAGAGCCGCAAAGGCGGAGCATCTTGACGACGCCCGCAGCGACGGTCTGCTCGATTTTCTCTCGAAGGTTATCCACCTCTTGGTCAAGCTGGCATCCGACCTGCAAAAGGATATGGAGGAGTTCGGTCTGTACGACCGGATTGAGCGCATAGCCAAAAACACCAAGAGAACCACTTCTCGTGAGTGGAAGAAGGACGTCAAAGCCACCCTTGGCATTGACCTTCTCGACGATTACTACGAGGGGGAGTTCTACGAAGAGCTTCTGAAAAAGTGGGTTGAGGACAATGTAGCCCTCATCAAAACCATTCCGCAAGATACGCTCGGAGAAATGCGAGAGATGATTCTTGACGGCTACCGCAACGGTAGGCCCACCAAGGACATCGCCAAAGAGATTCAGCATATCTACGGCGTAAACAAGCGCCACGCCCAGTTCATTGCGAGGGACCAGACGGCAAAGCTCAATGCACAAATCTCCCGCAAGCAGCAGGAGGACGCTGGCGTGAAGGAATATGTGTGGTCCACTTCTGGAGACAGCCGAGTCCGAGACAGCCACCGGGCGCTCAACAATAAGCGGTTCCGGTGGGATGACCCTCCAGTTGTTGACATAAAGGCGGGCCGAAGGTGCCATCCGGGCGAGGACTACCAATGCCGGTGCGTCGCTCTGGCGGTATTTGATTACAAGTCCATCGACCTGCCAATATCCGTCGACGGAGGTGGTTGATATGATGGAACGATAAAACCTGAGAGGAGGAATGGAATGGAAACTCCGACCTTGAAGCGAGTGCGCCGCCTTGACAGCATACAGCTCGATAAGACCTACTTCACCGAAGAAGGGTATCTCATTGACCACCCCATTGTCACTTCGGTGGGCATCTTCGAGTACACCAATCCAGACGGCAGCACGAGAAGGGAGCTTCGGCTCCCGGAAGATGTCTTTGCTCCTGAGAGCCTCGCAAGTTACAAAGGCAAGCCTATCATCATTACCCATGACGCAGGATATGTGGACAAAGGGAATGTTGAAGAGGAAACCATTGGAACGATTCTTTCCGAGGGCTATCAGGACGGAGATAACGTCAGGGCTGAAATCATTATCCATAACACCGACGCCATGAAGCAGTGCGGGCTGAGAGAGCTGTCTCTCGGCTACAACCTCCGTCTGGAGGAAACACCGGGTGTTTGGGAGGGTCAACCCTACGACGCCATCCAGAGAGACATCGTTATCAACCATCTTGCCCTTGTGGGGCAAGCAAGGGCTGGCGAGCAAGCCCGACTCAATATTGATGCTCGTGATTCCAACACTACTCTAAAAGGAGGAAAACTTATGTCTGACAAGAAGACCCGCAAGGACGGCATGATGAGTCCTGACGAGATGAACGCTGCCGTAGAAGCGTTCAAGCAGCGCCGGGCCGAGCGCATGAAGTCCGGCGACGAGGGCGTCGCTGAGGACACCGTTACTGACACCGCCGTTGCCCAGGAGGGCGACGAGGGCGTTACCGAAACCCCTGCTCCCGCCGAGGATAATCAGGACGGTGTGCAGATGGTCAAGGACCGTCGTGACCGCCGTGACGCCGAGGGCGACCCCGAAGATATGGACAAGGCCATGGGCGTCATCGCCCAGCAGGACGAGGACATCGACACTCTGCTTGGTATCATCGACTGCCTCAAAGCTGCCAACGTGGACCTCGACGGCGAGGATGAAACCCCGGCTGCCGAAGAGGATGGCGATGACACCAACTGCGATGAGGACAAGCCGAAGGAGAATGCTGACCGAGCCGACTCCGCAACCGACTTCCGTGAGCTGCTCCGTGTGGTTCGCATCGGCGACCGCCTGAATATGGACGGGTTGGAATCCATGAGCGTGAAGAACGCCAAGAAGGCTGTTCTCAAGAAGCTGAAGCCCTCCCTGCGGCTGGATGGCAAGAGCGCCGCTTATGTCAACGCCGCCTTCGATATGGCGGTGTCTGACATGAAAACCCGCAAGGACACCAACTACCAGCGCCAGCAGATGATGAACAAGGACTCCAAGACCACCACCAAGGCGGTCGGCTCCGCTGCTGACGCCCGTCAGAAGATGATTGACAGACGAATGAAGAAGGAGGAGAAGTAAGATGAGCGTACAGACCACTTACGGCTTCGCTACCGGCAAGGGTATTGCGGGTGGCATCTATGATATGTACCACTATCCGATTGACTCCCGTTTCAACGAGGAGGAGAACGGTGTGCTTCGCTTCGGCATGGGCGTTGTTCGCGGCTCCCTGCCGGGTAGCAATGTGTCGCTGCCCACCTCCGCCAGCAAGGCGGCTGATTTCGAGGGCGTCATCGTGAACGGCTTCACCAATCAGCACGACCTTGAGGGCGTGGTGAGCATTATGAACAACCAGAACATTGGCGTCATGCGGAAGGGCCGCATCTGGGTGGCTCTCGCCGAGGACGCTGAACCCAAGTACGGCGATGCCGTTCACCTGATTGTGAGCGGCGATGACGCTGGTCGCTTTGACACCACGGGCGGCGTTGCGGTTGCCGGTCGCTTTATCGGCGGCCCCTCCAACGGCGTGGCTCCCGTGGAGCTGTACGGCGTTGATGTTGCCTCCGGCTCCGATTCTGGCACCACCGAGGTTGCACTGAGCGACCTGACCGATGTGGACCTCACTACCCCTGCTACCGAGGGTCAGGTCCTCAAGTACAACGCTTCTGAGAGCAAGTGGAAGCCCGGTAACGACGCCACTGGCGCTTAACGAGAGGAGGAAATCACACAATGAGCAATCAGAAACACATGAGATACGACCAGAACGACTATGACGCTCTGCTGGCCTCCAGCATCCCTGCGTCTCTGGCTGGTACTCGCAGCATGAACTTTGACGACGCTGAGGCGGCTTCTGTGTTCTTTGCCCGTGAGCTGGACTTCGTTAAGTCCCAGTCCTACGACGTCGAGTACCCCGAGTTCACCGCCCTGAGCCTGTTCCCGATGTCCAGCGAGGTTGACCCCGGCGCTGAGACCATCACCTATTACAGCTACGATAAGGTTGGTCTGGCGAAGATTATTTCCAACTACGCCACCGACCTGCCTCGTGCTGACGTGAAGGGCAAGCCGACCACCGCAATCATCAAGTCCATCGGTGACAGCTACGGCTACTCCATTCAGGAGATGAGAGCTTCCCGCATGGCGGGCAAGTCTCTCGACACCCGCAAGGCGGAGGCTGCTCGTTACCAGATTGACTACCTGAACAACAAGATTGCATGGAACGGCGACCCCGAGACCGGCCTGAAGGGCGTCCTCTCTGAGGACAACGATGTGCCGCTGTACGTTCTCGCCAACGGTGCCAAGGGTACTACCTCTTGGGCCGACAAGACCGAGGACGAGATTCTCGCTGACATCACCGGTATGCTGAAGCAGATGGCTACCGTCACCAAGAAGGTGGAGAAGCCGGACACTCTGGCCCTGTCTGCGGACGCCTATATCGAGATTCAGAACAAGCGCATCGAAGGGACCGCCACCACCGTCCTGAAGTACATTCAGGACAACATCCCTGACATCAAGCAGATTGTGTCCTGCCCTGAGCTGGACGCTGACAGCGTGGAGACCAATCCCTACGCCGCTGCTTCCAACGGCAAGGCCGTGGCTCTGCTCTTCAAGAACGACGCTCGCAAGCTCTCCATCGAGAACCCGCTGCCCTTTATGCAGTACCCGATTCAGACTCAGGGTCTGGAGGTTGTGGTTCCCTGCGAGGCTCGGACCGCTGGCGCTATCATCTACTACCCCATGAGCCTTCTCATCGCCGTGGGTATCTAAATTCAATGTGTGGGAGGGGCCTGTGAAGGCCCCTCTACTTATTTATCAGGAGGATGTCTATGAAGCTGAAAAATAACGGAAATTCTGTCATCAGCATCGGAAAGACCGTGATTCTGCCCGACGAGACGGCGAATATCACGGCGAAGGAGTATCAGGACAACGATGCTGTTAACTTTCTCATCCAGAGAGGCACCCTCTCTGAGGTGACTGAACGGGCAAAGGCCAAAACCCCGAAGACCGATGCCGCCAAAGCAAAGGGCAAGGCCGAACCCGCTGCCGATACCACAACCGAAACCAATCAGCAGTAAGGGAGGGATTCACCGTGTCCAAGACACTCCAAATTGTGAGGCTGGTAGCCACCGAGTTCGACGACCTGTCTGACGAGACTATTGAGGGCTGGATTGACCTGACAAAGCCCCTCATCAGCCAAAAGGTGTTCGGCAAGCTCTATGAGCAAGCCCTTGCCTTGCTGACGGCGCATCGCCTGAAGATGTCTGGATATGGTGACAGCCAGCTTGGAACCGTTGGGGACTCCCTGAGAGTCAATAGCTACTCCGAAGGCGAAACGTCTATCGGATTCAGCGTGAACCAGCAAACGAATCTCCTTGCGGATGCCGAACTCGCCCTGACCCCATACGGACTCCAGTTCCTCTCGCTACGCAGGTTGGTGGTTATCCCTATCAGGTCGGCAGGTGAGACGAAATGAGCGGCGGTTGGGATAGGCTCACCCCTGAAGGGCAGCGGTTCTTTAGGGAGATAGATGAGCTAATTGACAAGAAGGTGTTCGTCGGGTTTCAGGCAGGTCACGCCGCCGAAGAGGACGGCACTGACATGGCGGCGGTTGCTGCGTGGAATGAGCTTGGCACTGAGCACATTCCTTCGAGACCGTTCCTGCGAATGAGCGTTGATGAGAACGAGAGCAAAATCAATGCGATGTGCTCTCAGCAGGTGAAAAACTTGTGCAACGGCGGTTCGGCAGAAGCGGTATTCAAGGAGGTTGGCGCTTTCGGCGTTTCCCTTGTTCAGGAGAAAATCGGCAACGGCTCTTTCGCCCCGAACGCCCCATCCACCATAAAGGCCAAAGGCTCCAGTCACCCCTTGATTGACACAGGGCGTATGCGCCAGTCGGTGCATTACGTTGTGAAGGGAAAGGGGGAGGAGTAAATGGGCGGACTGAAAATATTCCGCCGCAGCTTTACCATCAGACACTTCGGAGACGAAGAGATTGTGGATGGCTATGGCTACGCCTCCTACGAGGACAAGCAAGTTATCCTGAACGTGCAGCCTCTCTCAGCGGACGAGCTGCAAGCTCTGCCTGAAGGCGAGCGTCGAACCAAGCGCCTGAAAGCATACGGCGATTATCAATTTACAACGGCAGACCAGTCAACCGGCAGACGTGGTGACTGGTTATTTTATGCCGGTCACTGGTATGAGTGCGTCAGCTCCCTCTACTGGGACCACACCATGCTGTTCCATTGCAAGAGCGAGTTTGTGGAGGTTGCCGAAACCGAAACCGCACCGAATACCGCAGGACCCGATGAAGGAGGTGTATGCCCGTGGATGTAAAGGGAGTGAGGGATGCCCTATATGAGCTGACCTCGTTCTATTTCAAAGGTGCTACCATCACCTTCGCCAGACAGAGCGGTATGGCAAAACAGAAGAAGGGAAAGCCCCTCGTTGTGCTTACAACCGGCCCTGTTACCCGCCCAGTATTCCCGCCCACCAAGATTATTGACGGGCGTCCGGTCAGCTTCTATCCGTCCTCGGTCACGGTCCAGATAGACCTGTTTACCTTGGGCGAAAAGAAAGAGCTGGCAAACGGCTATACCGCAGCCATGGAGAACACCGCCGCCGATGACATGATGTCTTTCGTGGACTTTCTCAATTCCGAGATGACGGTGCAATACTGCCGCAGAAAGGACATCTCCATCATCGTTCCGAACACCGTTCAGGACCTTTCCGACCTCATCAGCGATACCAGCTATGAGTATCGAGCCATGATAGAGGTCACGGTGAACTTCACTTCGACCGCCATCGGTTACAGCGGCACATTGTCTCCTGATAGTGTGCAGCACGAAGAGCTGGATGAGGAAGGAAACCACGTTACTGGCGGAGATATTCAGGCAGATGATGTGATTGCCTTGGAGCCGGTGGTGCAGGAAACTCCCAGCGGAGGCGGAAACCCCGAAGTGGTCGAGGACGAGGGCGGCTACTTCGAGAATGTTGAAATCAACAACAAACTCGTAAAGGAGGAAAAGAACCAATGAGTGCAAATCTCGATTTGATTGCGACTGTTGACATCTCTCTGGACACTCCTATTTCCAACGATGCCAACTTCGACAATATCCTGATTCTTGGCCCTGAGCCTGCAAGCCCCACGGGAGAAATCCCCTCGGTTGGCGTTTACCGCAGTCTTGAGGAGCTTACTGAATTGGGATTCACCGCAACCGGCGATGGCGCTGACCCCGTTGGCGTGGCAGCCCGTGTTGCGTTTTCTCAGTCCCCTCGACCGAACCGCATCTATGTGGCTGTCATCAAAGAGGTTATGGTGGAGGACGCCCCTGCTGCCGAGAAGGCCGTGGACGTTCTGACCGCCGCTCTGGACACCGATGGGTGGTACTGCATCTGCCCTGTGGGTATTGACGACGACGAGGTTGAGGAGATTATCCAGTGGACCGAAACGCAGAACAAAATCTGCGGCTATGTCGAGGACGACCCTGACCAGCCCATTGTGGAGTCCGGCCTGTATCTCCGCTCCTATCCTGTGTACCCGAAGGTAACGGAGGACCAGCTCGATAACGACGTACCTGCCGAAAACAAGTACGGTATCGCCGCTGCGATGGCGGTCAAGGCCATGAACTACCATGCCGGTGAGGAAACTTGGGCGCTGAAGTCCCTTGCGACCGTTACGCCCTCCAAGCTGTCCTCCACCTTCATGAACAAGCTCAGCGCCGCGAACATCAGCTACGTCGTGACCGTGGCATCCAAGAACGTCACCATGGGCGGCAAGACCAGCGGCGGAGAGTGGATTGACGTCATTCGCTTCCGTGATTGGTTGCAGAATGATATGCAGGTTCGGGTTGTGAACCTGCTCATTGTCAACCCGAAGATTCCGTACACCGACAACGGCATCGGGCTTGTGGAGAACCAGATGCTTGCATCCCTGAAGGAAGGCCAGAAGTACGGCGGCATCGCCCCTACGGAGTACGACGAGGATGGCAACGCAATCCCCGGCTACACCACCAGCGTACCGCTGGCTGCTGATATTACCAGCACTCAGAAGGCGTCCCGAATCCTCACGGACTGTGGGTTTGCCGCACGACTGGTTGGCGCTATCCATCTGGTGGAAATCAAGGGCAGCTTGACCTACGAGCGCCTGAGCTAAGGAGGGATAACAGATGTCCAGCAAGATTAAAACCTACAACCCCAAGGAAGTCACCATTGCGGCTGGCTCCCATATCGTCACGGGCTTCGCAGATGATACCTTTATCTCCATCGAAGCGAACGGCGACGGCATCACCAAGAAGGTGGGCTGCGACGGCGAGATTGTTCGAGCCGTTTCTCCTGACAATACCTTCAAGGTGAACATTACCCTGCTCCAGACCAGTGACAGCAACGCCTTCTTCTCTGAGATGTGCGATAAGGACCTTGATACCGGCGATGGTATGTTCCCGCTGCTCATCAAGGACCTGAAAGGTGGCTTGGTGTTCAGCACCGAGGCCGCTTGGTGCATGAAGAAGGCTGCGGTTACTCGTGGCAAGGAAACGAACAACCGTGAGTGGGAGCTTGATACCGGCGACGCCGTGTTTAACGAATAAGGAGGAAAACCATGAAGCAGCTCGAAAGCAGAGAAGTTACTGTTGGCGAAAACACTTTTTACATCCGGCCCCTTCCGGCGTTTAAGGCGGCGAACCTGAGCGGCGAACTCGCCGCTCTTGTTCTGCCCCTCGTTACTGGCCTGACCTCGCTGATTCCGTCCGGCACTACGGCGGAGAATATGGGTAACGGCCTTTTTGACATCGACGTGAAGGACGCTGGCCCCGCTATCAGCGCAGCGTTCTCGTCCCTGTCTGGCGACAAGATTGAGTCCATTCTCAAGCACTTGCTCATCGCAGGGAAGAACATCTCGGTTGAAATCCCCGGCGAGCGTGTCCAGATTCTCACCGAGGATGTAGCCAACGAGGTGTTCTGCGAGGACGTGCAGGATATGTTCATTCTGGCCTTTGAGGTCATCCGCACCAACTACAACGGTTTTTTCAAGAAGCTCGGAGGCCGATTTGGTCCAGTAATCGAGGCGTTGACGAAGACGGTAGCTCCGAGACAGACAAGTACGGAAAGCTCGACCTGAGCGGATTCTGCGAATTAGAGCTGCGGATGTACATTCTCATCAAGGCCCGCCTTGCCACCATGTCTGAGCTGAAGTCCTGCTACACGCTGGATGAGGCTCTCAAACTCTATGCGCTGTATCGCATGGAGCAGGATGTAGAAGCTGGGCGGGCGGATGAGATTGCCAAGGGGGTGAACTGATGGCATGACGATAAGAGACATCGGCATCTTGTTCGGGTACAAACTTGATAAGTCGTCCGAGAACAAGGTTGAGAGCAGCGTACAATCGCTGAAGTCGATGGCAACGAAAGCTCTTGGGGCCATTGGTCTGACAGTCTCTATTGCGGGTATTGCGTCTGCTATCAACGACTGCGTGTCTCTGGCTTCCGAAGTGGAAGAGATGGAGAACAAGTTCAACGTCGTATTCGGAAACATCAGTGAAGAAGTAGACGCTTGGGCGCAGAGCTATGCCGATGCCATTGGCAGAAACAAAAACGATATTAAGACCTATCTGGCTGACCAGCAGAACCTCCTTGTTGGTTTCGGCATGACCCGTGAGGCAGGCGCAGAGCTGTCGGAACAGATGACAAGCCTCGCCCTTGACCTTGCTTCCTTCGGCAACATCGACGAGACTTACGCCGTGGACAACATGACCAAGGCCATTATGGGCGAATCCGAGGCGGCGAAGAGCTTGGGCGCAGTCCTGAACGACGCCACCAGAGAACAGGCCATGATGACACTGGGTCTGACCGGCACCTACGAGTCTCTCGACCAAGTGACGAAGATGCAGGTCAACTATCAGGCCATCCTGTCACAGAGCGCCGACGCCGTAGGCGACTGCGAGCGCAGCATGGGTTCTTACGCAAGCACCCTGAGAGGTTTTCAGTCAAGGCTGAAAGAGCTGAAGCAGCTCATAGGCCAGTTTTTTATGCCAGTGTTCCAAAAGGTTCTGTCCTTCGGTACACGGGGCGTTTCGATGCTGCGTAACATCGTGCAGCGCATCAACGACTTTGCGACAAAGGTAGGCGGTGCCGAGAAAATTCTCGGTGTACTTGCCGTGACCCTTGCCGCGACTTTTGCCGTTCTGAACGCAAAGAAGATTATCGACGCAGCTAAAGGGTTCAGTACCCTTGCGAAGGGCATCGGCGCTGCTGGCGCAAAAGCATTGCTGGTGTTTGGTATCATACTGCTGCTGGTACTCTTGATTCAGGACTTCATAGCGTTCATGAAGGGCGACAACAGCCTAATCGGGACCATCTTCGATAAGGCTGGAATAGGAGCAGATAACGCCCGACAGACCATTCTCAATGCGTGGAACGTCATCAAAGACTTCCTACTGAATGTGTGGAATGTCATCAAGAGCGCCGCACAGACCATCTTCGGAGCTTTGTCCGACTGGTGGGCTGAGAACGGCGAGGGCGTCATGCAGTCCCTCCAGACAATCTGGCAGGGCATAAAGACTCTGCTCGAAACGCTGTGGAACGCACTATCCTCCGCAGCACAGACCATCTTCAATGCGCTTTCTGCGTTTTGGGAGCAATGGGGCGGGACCATCACCGCTGTGTTCAGCGCAATATGGAATACCCTCATCTCTCTCATACAACCGTTCCTGAGTGCGATTGCGGGTATCATTGACTTCCTCGCAAACGTGTTCACCGGCAACTGGTCCGGGGCGTGGGAAGCGATTAAAAATATAGCGTCTGCGGTTTGGGACGCCATCAAGGCGTTGTTCACCGGGGCGTGGCAGGTACTCACCTCTATCTGGAGCGGACTGTCATCGTGGCTCGGTGGTATATGGGAGGCCGCAAAGACTGCGGTCATCGAAAAGGTGACCGGCATCAAAGACGCCATCGTAAACGGGTTCAACGCAGCCATCGACTGGATAAAATCCCTGCCAGAGCAAGCGTTCCAGTGGGGCGCTGACATCATCAACGGCATTGTGAACGGTATCAAGAGCTGCATCGGCGCTATTGGCGATGCAATCTCCGGCGTGGCGAATAAGATTAAGTCCTTCCTCGGATTCTCTGTTCCTGAGGATGGTCCTCTGAGCGACTTCGACACCTATATGCCCGACATGATAGACCTGATGGTGCGTGGCATCAACGCAGGGAAGAAGAAGGTCGAGGGCGCATTGCAGCACCTCACTGGCGATATGTCCGTGATGGCAAAAGCCAACGTGGTGTCTGCTGGTACGGCGCAAGGCGTAACTGGCTCCAGCACATCGAACAGGACTGTTACGCAGAACGTCAATATCAATAACCAGTTCAACGGGGATAGGGCTGGGCAGGAGAAGAGTTCTGCTGCCATGGAAAAGGCGTCCGATGACGCCACCAGCCAGATGGCCCGTGCTCTGGCCTTTGCAAGGTAGGTGATGGTATGGCGAGAGCAAAACAGCCTGTCAGCATAGACGGGATTGAATTTGACGCCTTGATTGACCAGAGCGTCGATTACTCTGCCGAGGTGCCGGAGTACCCTACCGAAAAAGGGTTTAGCGTGAGCGATACCATCGTCCTGAAGCCCGAAACCATATCCATGACTCTGTTCGTTACCGATACGCCGGTCACTTGGAAACAGCGGTTTGGCTCTGGTTCCGGCAGGGTTCAGAATGTTGTCAAAAGGCTGGAGGAGCTGTACTTCTCCAAAAAGGTTATCTCAATAGTGACCTCAGACGCCGTTTACGACAACATGGCGATTACGAGCATCTCCATTGCCAAAAACACTTCGTCGGGCTATGCGAGAGAGATACCCATATCTTTCAAAAAAATCGTAGTCACCGAAAGCTCCACTGTCACCATACCCGACAGCTACGGGAAGTCCGGGGCGTCCGGCGCATCCGCAGGGAGCGCCAGCACATCAACGGTTTCCTCGGGCGGTGGGTCCAGCGGCTCCTCTTCGGGCAGTTCCGGCAGCGGTTCAAGCAGCTCCGGGAGTTCGGGAGGTTCCTCTGGTGGCTCCGGCGGGGGCAGCAAAGGCTCCATCCTCTACCAAGCCGCTTCGGGCTTTGGTTTGATATAAGGAGGTGGTTCGGTGGACGCAATCGCTATCGAAGTACCGGACATGAACGACAGCGTGTCCAAAGTCACGCTGCTCGGTACGCAGTACCAGATACGCTTCACCTACAACGATACGGAGGGCTACTGGTACTTCGGCCTGTACGATTCCTTGGGCAATCCTATCCGCATTGGAGAAAAGATTGTCCCCCGATTCCCTCTCAACCTGTTTTGGGGTGCAGAAAATACACCACTCGGCGTGTTCGGCGCTCTCTCTGAGCAGGACTCCATCGGAAGGAAGGACTTTGTTGAGGGGAGAGCAAAATTCATTTTCATCCCGGCATAGCCGGGGTGTGCGGAGGAGAACAAGCTCCTCCGCTTTACATATCAAGGAGGCGATAAGGTGCAAAACTGGGATAGACAATACCGATTCTCTGCGGGTCAGGCTGGCTCAACGGGGTTTGAAATCGGTCAGGGCAGTAGGCCCTTGCACATCTCGTTCTCCGTCGAGAGAGCGGACACGGACAGCGCCAACACGGCAAAGGTATCACTTTGGAACCTCAGCCCCGAACATCTTGCGGAGCTGAATAAGGACGATTGCGTGGTGGTACTGAAGGCAGGGTACGGAAGCGTGATGCCCCTCGTGTTCACCGGCGTGGTGACCTTCGCAAGCACGAAGCTCGACGGCAGCGATATGCTCACGGAGATTGAGCTGGTGGACAATCGAATTGAGCTTCGGGACACTTACGTTTCAGTCGGCTACGACGGCGTAGTGAACTGCAAGACCATCATTCAGGACGTTGCGGACCAGATGGGCGTGACAGTATCGTTCTCCTATAACGCCGAGTTCAAGGATATTCCAAACGGTTTCTCGTATGTAGGCCCTGCGGATAACGTACTCACCAAGGCGTGTGACACCAGCGGCCTTGTATGGAGCGTAAACAACGGCGTACTTCAGGTAAAGAAACCGAAGGACACCATGAGCCGAGAGGTGTATGAGCTATCCGCTGAGACCGGGCTGGTGAATACTCCAACGAGAGTGCAAATCTCCGATGAGGCGGACGGCTATGAATACGGCTGGGACGTGGAGTTCCTGATGAACGCCGCCATTACGGTTGATGACTATGTGTACCTGAACAGCAAGCAGGTGACCGGCTATTTCCGAGTGTACTCCATCACGATTGACGGGGACAACTACGGTAGTTCATGGACCTGCACTGCCAGACTGCTGGAGGTGAGCTGAGATGATGCAGGAGTTTGTGAATCAGGTGAAGAAGGCGGCGAAGAAGGCGACCGATGAGATGCACACCGCTGTACCCGCCACCATCAAGTCATACGACCCCGCCAAAGGGCTTGCCTCTGTACAACCGGTGGCAAAATTCAAGAAACCGAACGGGGAGACGATGGACTACCCCACTATCAGCGGCGTACCCGTTGTTTTTCCGCAGAGCGAGAATGTTACGATTGCCTTCCCCATCAAGCCGGGTGACAGTTGTCTGCTCGTATTCGGGGAAAAATCCCTCGACTACTGGCTCTATGGAAAAGAGACGGACACGGAGCTGAGTTTCGACCTCAGCAACGCCGTCGCCATTCCGAGCCTCAAGAACACCGGCAACCCTGCCATGCAGAAAGCCTGTTCCGAGGACGCCGTGGTGCTCCAGTCTGGAGGAACTACCCTCACGGTGAAGTCGGGGGTGGTAGTTATAGACGGTGACCTCCAAGTCACTGGCAAAATCGACGCAGTTGGAGACGTGACCGGCTCCGGCATCAGCCTTGCCACCCATACGCATACCGGTGACAGCGGAGGCAGCACCACCGGCCCGCACTGAGAAAGGAGAACTGCATGATAGACCTGAAACTCACGAAGGACGGGGACTTGGAGCTGTCTATGAGCGGGGACGTATCTCCTACTCAGAGCGTGTGCCAAGCCGTCCGAATCCGGCTGCTCTGGTTCTTGGACGAGTGGCGGTTAGGCCCTGACATGGGCTTCCCGTACTTTGAAGAGGTCTTTATCAAGAACCCGAGCGAAACAAAAATCAAACATCTCATCAGGGAAACGGTGATGAGCGTGGATGAGGTCACGGATGTCAGGAGCATAGATTTCTCCCTTGACAACCGTACCCGCTTCGCTTCTATCACCGTTGTTTTCTGCACTGATGAGGACACCTATACCGAGGAGGTGAAAATTCAGTGGCAACATATGGATTGACCCCGCAGGGGCCGAATATCAAGCGCCTTGACGTCATCTTGGAAGAGATGCACGAGGACATGAGCAAAAAGCTGGGCGTAAACACTCGTCAGAACCCCCAGTCCCTGCTCAACCATATTCTCACCAATATTTCAGACCGCATTGCCGAGCTGTGGGAGTTCGGCCTTGACGTTTACTACTCCCAGTACCCCTCCACTGCGACGGATAGCAGTCTGGACAACGCAGCCCAGTTCGGGGGCAGCACGAGAGAGATGCCCGCAAAGTCCTTTTACTCCATCCTTTGTACGGGCGTAGACGGAACGGTGGTTCCGGCGGGTACTCTTATCGCCAGCGATACAAACCCTGCCATCAATCTCACGAACCAGTCTGACGGTCAAATCACCCGGTCCTCGTTCAATAAGGCGGTGGTGGTGCTTGCGTCCGAAAGCGATTCCTCCGCACTAAGCATTGTCCTTAATGGCGAGCTGTACTCCGGCAACACACTTGAAGCACTTGCCTCTGTCATAACGGACGATGCCTTCGAGGTGGACTACGCAGACGGAAGGCTCACCATCGAGGCAACCGATGAAGCAAGCTCCAACACGATGGTGCTTTCTGAGAACCTGACCACCGAAACGGTAGCCAGCATCATTCAGTTCGGCACCGTAGACTACGGCGATACCTTCATCCCGAACGGCGCTATCACAAAGATTGTGAAAACCGTCGCCGGACTTGAATCCGTTATCAACGTAGGCTCGTACATCGCCGGACGCCTGACCGAGACCGATACCGAGTTCCGACAGTCCTACGCTGACAAGATTTACAACCGCTCTTCGGCGATGCTCGAAAGCATCAAGAGCGCCATTCTGGAGAATGTTCAGGGTGTGGAATCGGTCGCTCCCTATGAGAATTACACCGACGCCACAGACAGCATGGGCAGACCGCCCCATAGCATCGAGATAGTCGTAGACGGCGGCAGCGCCACAGAGATTGCCCAGCAGATTCTCAATACGAAGGCCGGTGGTATCAACACCTTCGGAGACGTTGAGACGGTTCTTCCGGGCGTATACGGCGAGGACATCACCGTCCGGTTCAACCGTCCGACCTATGTATATGTCTGGTTCCAAGTCGGCGTCACCCTCAGCGGCAGCACCAACCCGCCCACCAACTATGCCGACCTCATCAAGGAAACCATCCTTGAGTGCATGGAAGAGGTGGAGGCTGGCAGCGATGTGATTCCCCAGCGGTTCACGACCGCCCTCTATAACAGGGTGTCCGGCATCGACTACTTTGACATCCGGCTGTTTTCCTCCACCGAGTCCGGCTCCAGCCCGTCCGCCTATACCGAGCGCAGCGTGAGCATCACGGCAAGGCAGAGAGCAATCACCAGCGAAAGCCGAATTGGGGTGGTCATTGATGGTTGATTACATTGAGATGCTGAAGCAGGACCTCGTTGAGCAGTTCAAGGAAAAGCCAGTCATAGACGCTCTGATGGAGGCGGTTGGCAAACAGCTCAATGATGTCAGGACGTTCTACGAGGACCTGAAAACAAAGCGCAGCGTCACGGATTCCGTTGGAAAACAGCTTGATGGAGTCGGAGACATCGTGGTCCTGACCAGAAAAGAAGCTGGCGAGCTGGCCTGTATTTCCGAGTCGGTGTACGTCTTGGAGGATGAAGAGTACCGCAGATTCCTGCTCTACAAGATTTGGAGGAACACGAACCGCTGCACCTACTATGACATCATCCATGCCTTTCAGATGTTTTGGGATAAGCCCCTGTACTACCACGAGGACGCAGAGCACCCGGCAACGATGATATTTGAGACGGACGAGCTTACACCGGAAGATGATGCTCAGGCCATCCTCAACGCCCCCATTGTTCGGGCGGCTGGCGTAGGCATCAAGGTCATCGCCTACACGACCACACCGGAGATGCGCTGCACACTTCCCATCACCGGTATTCTCGGCAGGGGCTATCAGAGCACCACTCTCCCTGAAATAGGCGTGGGAATCGACCTTGCGGACACCGTCCGTCCTATCCCTGCGTTCCAGAATATTATGCAGACAAAACTACCTGAAATGGAGGTATCAGAATGAGTTGGTATGGCTTCACAGTCACAGATAAAGGCAGGGCGCTGATTGCCAAGCTCGTAGCTGGCAAGACGCTCTCCCTTTCCCGCATCATGGTGGGCAGCGGTGCTTGCCCCGATGACACAAACCCCAAGACCCTCACCGACCTTGTGGCTCCGGTGGCGGCAGCTACGTCCACCGTCCCTACCTACGACGGGGCCAGCGTGAAGATGATTGTAGAGTACAGGTCCGACCTGAACGGAGGTCTGGATGAAGGCTTCTGGCTGAACGAGTTCGGCATCTACGCATACGACCCCGACGAGGGCGAGGTCCTCATCTACTACGGCTGTCTTGGAATCTATCCTCAGTGGGTCAGTGCAGCGTCCTCTACCGGCGTGGACGTGCGGAGATACCCGGTGTGCATTGACATCGGGGACGAGTCCGGCGTTGAGATTGATTACTCCGCAGAAGCGTGGATGACCTCGGAGGACGTTGCGGAATACTGCATGGTCACTGTCCTGCCCATCTTCTTGCAGGACGCTCAGGAGCTGATTGACGCCCACAACATCGACGTTGATGCTCACTACGCCATTCGGAACGATGTGACCGATTTGGACGCCCGCCTATCCCTGCTGGAGCTGATGTACAACACCGAAGTGACCGGCAACCCGTTCACCGTGACCTTCGAGACGCTGGACGGTGTTACCGTCGAGGGCGTTTGGAACACCGAGTCGAAGAGGATTGAGTTCTGATGGATATGGCAGAGTTTGTTTTTGCCAGACCGCCCAACGAGCTATCCTGCGTTATCGGTAGCCTTTTCACCGAGCTTGAAGCACCCTGCGAGCATATCGCCCATGAGGATGAACTGGTGCTCTGCGGAACCACTTTCAGCGGAGGAAAAGGCGTACTTGTTATCCGGCACGACTGCTGCCGGTTCTATGGAGAGCCGAGCGACATTGAGCTGGCTCTTAACGGAGTGTGCTTAGAAAGGAAATGCGGTCGTGGCAGAAACAACGAAAGATTTTCAGATAGGCAATAAGGCAAAAGACCTGCTCATTTACACCTTCACGGTTACAAAACCGTCCAGCGAGAAGCGAATGTCTTGCAGCTCACCGAAAGGCTTTCCTATATTCTCAGGACCCGGAAGTATGTACCGAGGAAGTTCGAGGTTTTCTATGTACGAGAACCGAAGCTCCGTCTGGTACAGGCTCCGGCGTTCGTTGACAAGGTGGTTCAACACGCCCTCGTGGATAACATCCTCTACGAGGCCATCACGCACAGCTTCATCCTTGACAACTACGCCAGCCAACGCAACAAAGGCACTCACTACGGGCTTACCAGACTCCGCTCTGCAATGCTTTCCTATTTCCGCAGCAGGAAAGGGAAAGATGAAGAGTACCGCAGGTCGCATGGCTTGCCCTATAAGCCTATGAGCGAGTGGGATTACGCTGATGGATGGGTTTTGAAATGCGATGTCCGAAAGTTCTTTGCTTCCATCGACCATGACCTTGTGAAAGCAAAACTCAGGGAACGGGTCGAGGATGACAGAGTGTTCGAGCTGATGTGTACTTATATAGACACCTCAGACGGGCTTCCGCTGGGCTATCAGACATCGCAGTTACTGGCGCTGCTGTTCCTTGATGACTTCGACCATTTTGTGAAAGAGAGACTGCGGATTCGGTACTACGGGCGGTATATGGATGACTTCTACCTCATCCATGAGGACAAGGAGTATCTCCGGTACTGCTTGAAAGAAATCCGCTCCTATCTTTCCAACCTGCGCTTGGAGCTGAACGAGAAAACGGCAATCTTCCCGCTGCGAAACGGGATTGATTTCTGCGGTTTCCATACCTACCTTACCGAGACGGGCAAGGTAGTGATGAAACTGCGCCGGTCCTCCATTCAGCGCATGAACGCCCGGTTGCGGTACTGGTCAAAAGCCTACCCAAAAGGCGAAGTCAGCAAAGAGGACATCATCGTCAGCTTTCAGGCGTGGAACGCCCACGCCGCACACGGTAACACCTACATCTTGCGTGACAGATACCGCAAGAGGGTGGAAAACATCATAAAGGAGGAAATCAGAATATGAGCACTCAACTCGGCTCGATGTCAGTTGGCAGTACCGTCAAGCTGAATCTCGGAGGCAGTCCGAGAGACTTCTTGGTCGTACATCAGGGCCTTCCGTCCAGTATGTACGATTCGAGTTGTAACGGCACTTGGCTGCTGCTGAAAGACATCTATTCCAACCGCACATGGGACGGCTCCAACAACGATTACAAGAACTCGGACATCCACTCCTACCTGAACGGGACCTTCCTGAACCTGTTCGACGATGACATCAAGAACGCCATCAAGCAGGTGAAAATCCCCTATCAGAACGGTACTGGCTCCGGTGGTTCTGTGGCGTCCGGGTCGAACGGCCTGAGCTGCAAAATCTTCCTGCTGTCCGGTTACGAGGTGGGCTTCAGCACCAGTGATAGCTCGTACTTCCCCCGTGACGGCGCAAAGCTCTCGTACTTCAGCTCTGGTACATCCAGTTCCGCTAATAACAAGCGCATCGCTAAATTGAACGGGTCCGCCACCTACCTGTCTCTTATACACATCTCCGAGCCCACGAGACGGACTCCTATCTCG